CCTTTCACGTTGATAAGCCGCGGGAGAACACGGCCGAAGCGCGGGGAGCGTGTCTGCATGTCGATGCGGTACGTGCCGGCAGGGATGGCGGGAGCGCCTTTCACTTTGAGCGCGGCGATTTCGGCTTCTGTCATGCTTTCGCGCAAACCACGGTCGGTGTCTTCGAGCGTGTCGCAAAAGTACTTTCCGTTGATTTCCATACGTCCGATGGTGTAGCCCTCCTTCAGGGCGTGGCGTTGAATAAGGATTTGCATTTGTCTGTTGTTTTGGTTGGTTTATACTTCGAGGTATGCGTCCATGTCGCCGCTTTGCACGTCTTTGATGCACTCGCGGAGATACCAGATGGCCTTCTCGGCATCTTCGGCGGCTTTGCGGCGCGCTCCTTCAAGTGTTCCGTCGTGCTTGTGTCCGCAGCGCCAAACGTATTTCAGCGCGTTGCCCAGGCAAAAGGGCATTCGGCGCGCCACGTCGATACATTCTCCCCCGCCGTGGTTATAGTGTGCGGGGTGGTCGACGGCCGTGCTTGCGGATTTGACAACCGACGGCTCCCGATCTGTTGTTTTTTGTTCTCTCGTGTCCACGTTTTCGGGCTTTTGGGTGTGTGATACGTCGCTCATGGTCATTGTTCTGCGTTTTCGGGTTCTTGATTCTCGTCCGCCGGTGCTTTCTCCGCGGGGACGATGTCGCGGTTTTTGGCCTCATCGAAGACGGCGACGGCAAACTTCTGCGCCATCTTCGAAAGGTCGTGCTCCGAAATGGTGGCTTGCACGATGTTGTGGAGCTTTTCGATTTCGGCCTTCTCCCAGGCCTTCTCCCGAATGCTCCAAAATTCGCACAGCACGCACCAGGCCGCCCAGCCCATCGAGAAGTAAGGCGCGGCGCAGAGCGGGGAGCCGATGATGTCGATAAGCGAAAGCACGAGAAACGGGACAAGGTATTTCACCGCCTTTCGGCTTGTCATCTTCAGCCCCCGCGATGTCGTGGGTTGTCCGCGTTCGTGGGCTTTGCGAATGCCAAAAAAGAGGTCGAGCGCCATGGCGATCAGTATCGCTGCGGTGCAGAAAATGATGAGCACGATGTGAAGATACAAATGCTGTTCGGCAAAATGAATGAGGGTCTCTTGCATTGTCTTGTTGTTATTTTTGTGTTCTGTGAGGGTTATTCTTCTACGATCCAAAGATTGATGCCTCGCTCGTTCCCGATGTTTACATTTCGGAGGAGAGTAAGGCGAACTGTTTTACTTCGATTGACGCTACACTCAGAAAGAATGTGCTCGGAGTAGTTGCCGAATCGGTGGTTCGACTCTCCAGCGGGAGGGAGAATCGTCATCGTGCCGCGTCCTACTTGTGTGAAGACGATTGTTTGACCTTCGGATGCCTTCGCAGGCAAACGCACGTCGACGTTCCCGAAGTTGTCGTGCAAACCGACGACACGAGTGTCCGACAAGTTGAGAGATACGGTGTTGTTGTTTTGTTCGCCTACACGCTTCAAACCTACAACAAAACCGAGGGCTTTAAGATTGACGAAATATCCGCCGTACGCTTCGCCGTCCCCTTGATTTATCGCAATTCCCGAAACGCCGACCGCAATTCCGTTGTCACAGCGTGTCATTCGTCCCGAAATTGCTTCGCGTCTTTCATCGCGGGGGGCGCTGGCGTCGGGAACGTATTCAACAATCGACGATACCCCTTCCCAACTTAGCGTTGTATCGGCATTGTACGTTTTGCCCGATGACGCAAAGCGAGCAGAAGTGGCTAAACCGCCCGACGACGCTTTGAGAACGATGTCCGACGACGAACTTTCAGCCCCTTTCGGCTTGTCTTCAATATAAGCCGAATGTAACCACACTTCATTTTCTCGCGCGTCTAGCTTGATGTGCGTCCGCGTGTTGTCTAATCCCGAAACCAAGTTGCCGTTGCTCAAGATCCAGCGTCCCACATTCGCGTGCTCGGCGAGCAACAACTGCGTGGCCACGCTCTCGAAACTTGCGCCGAAGTCGTTCCAATTCGATGTCTCCGTGGGAGCTACACCGCGGAACGTACCGGCATCGGTTCTCGCGATGTAGTACGCCCCGTTGTGAAATACTGCGTCGCGGCGGTGCTTCGTGCCGTAATACTCTTTTGACGCGTCCCACACGCCACGATACACCATGGCAGGGGCTTCGCCATCGCGGCCGTTCTTGCCGTCTTCGGGCGTTATGCGCGTCGGCGTGCTCCAGCGGTCGAGTAACGCCGTTTCATATCGGCTCACCATTGCCGAGGTCATCCACAGATATTGCCCAACTCCGACAACGGGCTGCGCGATGTTCCATCCGTCGGGCGTACGTCTGTCGGAAGAGATTGCAGGCGGTTGCGTGGGCGATCCGTTCACGGCAAAGCGCAGTTCGCGGTAATCGGCGCGAAGATCACGCTCGGAGGAACACCACGGGGTGTCTATCGCTCCAATTTCTAACTTCGGGTCTACAACGTTCAACGAAGATTCGCCCCAAGCACGGATATAGAAATACTGTCTCGGAGAGGTGATCGTTTTCACTTTGAATGTAACGGTCACGCGCTCGTATTCCCACGACTTCTTGTTCTCGGGAATCTCACCCGCACCGCTCGTATTACCCGTCTGCACGCCGTTTACTTTGGGGGCTTCGGCGAACTCAATACCCGAGAATATCCACGTCAAAGTCCCGCGGGCTTGCATCCACGCGGAGAAGGTATAGGTTTGTCCCACTTTCAAGACGGAGGTAATCTCTTGTACGAGTAGGTCTTTGAATTGCCCCTCTGCAAGTTGGCTATTCCCGAACTGAGTAGGTTTCCCCTTGAACGAGAATAAACTTTCTGAAACGTTGAACGTCACCCACGGCACGCGGCTTTCAAAGTTCGTGCCATTGAGAAGATTCGGATTCGGTGCAAGGCCATCCCCTCCTCGCAGCTGCGTCCACGTATAATCACTGTAGTTATGGCTTGCGATCTCGTCGAAATCGGAGTAGATACCGAAGTAGCGGAAATCCTCTACAGCGTTTCGCCCGAGGTCTTCCTCCAGGGTGAAGTCTTTCGCCCCGTCCTCGCTATTGCAATCGGGAAGCGTAGTGACGACGATATCAACCAACCAACGATCACCCCCAAGCAGCGCCGCAGCGAGGTCTTCCTGTAGTCCCCTCTTGCATAGGATACTACGATGCATTATGCAAGTGGCATTTCTCGACCCCCACCGGAACGTTTAGGGATGTCGGGTTGGGAGCGCCTCTCGGCGGAAGGCCGCTCGAAGCGGCTAAAGATTTGGAGCCCGGGGCTACCTATTAGCAACCCGACATCTTGTAATTATTATCCACCCGCACCCGGCGCAGAGTCAATCGGAAACAGGCTTTTCAGGCCTTTGCGGCCCAATGTGGAACCTGTGCCAATTCGCGGCACGAACCCGTATTTTTGCGCCCCTCAACGTTGCAGAAGACTAGAATGCTTCGAGGTTGGTCTGCGATTTTTCCTGCGCAGAATCAGCCTCCGAAGCCCCGTTAACCTTCTGACCAGACTCAATAGCACGCAGCTGGGCGGCGACCGCCTCCAAATCGTGCGCGATCTGCTCCATTTGCTGAGCCTGACGCGGCAGACGAGCACGACGCTCCACCGCCTCACGCTTCACCTCGTGGCTGCCCGGAACCGCACCACTCTGCCCGGCAGAGCGCGCATAATCGGTGCGAATACCCAACGCCACCACGTGCGCAAACGCCGCGCAACGTTCCATCGCAATGTCCATATCGCCGGTGTACAGGCCCGCCAGAATCTCATCAATCGTGCGGACCACCTCATCGGCACTCGGCGGGTCGGGAACACCCGCCACCACGTGCGAACGGTAATCCTCCGCCATGCCCAGCTCAAAAGCGCGGCTCACCCCGCGCGGCGAACGATGCACCACGTCCCGCAGCCAGTACATACGCCACAGCGCACCCGGCAGGGAGTGGGCGCTTGCGTGCGACCAGAGTTCGGCGAGCGTCTCAATACCGTAGTCGTCGGTGAAGCTGACGAGCCGTTCGGTCATCTGCTCGTCGGTACCGCGTCCGCGCATCAGCAGGATGCGTGCGGAGGCGTGTGCCGCCTCTTCGCGTGCGGCGGGGTCCATGCCGCCTTCGTGGCGTTCAAATTTCTCGGCGGAGTAGAGGACGGGGCGGTGGTGGGTGCGGTATCGGGTTCGCCCGGAGGCGCCGGTTGATGATGCGGGTGTAGACATAGGATTTCCCAGTGTACCGTTCATTGGTTGGGGGCCGGTAGTGTATAGTATTTCTATCTGCACACTTTCAGTTTTGTGTGGATAGGAGCGCCTTTAGCTCAGTCGGTAGAGCTACGGACTTTTAATCCGCAGGTCGTGGGTTCGAGCCCCACAGGGCGCACTAGCCGACCCCCCCCCCCCCCCCCCTCCGGGGGGCGGGGGGGGGTGTGGGTGTTCTCGCACGT